ATAAATATGTTAACAAAAGCAAAAATAGATAAAGCTTTAGATGCTTTTTATTGGGGTGATACGGGTCCTAATGCAAAGGACGAATATACATCAGGATATAAGCTTCTACATAAAGACGAAGACACTATTAATATAATTGGGGAAGTACTACATACGTTAGAATCTGAAAACGACAATTTAAAAGCAGATCTAGCTTTAGCTAAAAAAGAAAAGATAGCTCAGAAGTGAAAATTATTATGGTTCTAGCAACAGGAGCGTTGCTAACCTTCCCTACTGATAAAAGAACTAATCCCGACTGTTTTAGTAGGGGTTACGAGGTTCTTCAAAAAATAGCCACGTACCACGAATCAGGGACCAATCAAGGTTGGGTTTTGAATGATTCTAATGTGCAAGTGGGAGGTTGGTATTGTAATTAAACCTATCCTAAAAGGGAAGAAGGATAGGTGTTAAAGGTGAGAAGATTGAGGGCTAACATAATTTCGCCACATTGTCAATAAGTTTGCACAGCTTCACAGTTATACTTAACTCCAATTTGATATTTATTTACATAAGCATAGCCCATGCGAGTTAAAACTTTAAGTGATTCTTTATGCGCACTACGAGAGCATTCATACCAACTATTATATAACGTGGGATATTTGATGGGGTTTATACAATTAGAACCCTCACCTAAAAATGCACACACCCATATTATTAATCCAAATTTCATCTTGACACTTTTTTAGGAATATCCTATATTCTAAATCAAAAAAGGAAAGAAAACATGACAGACATCAGTAAATATCGAAATGTATCTTTAACTCACGATACCTATAACACATTGGTCAAATTATCCAAGAGCTTATTGCCCGATGCAAAATTATCTATTAGTAAAACAGTAGAAGCTCTTGCAAACGAGAAAGATAAAAAACTGAATGGCAAAAATTCAACAAAAGTACGAGACAAATAACGAAGAACAAATCACTCTACCTGAAAGAGATCTTTGGGTTGCGGTCTTGACTCGTGCAGTTTTAGATGCAGTAAAGGGACCTCCTCATTTAGATTTAATGAAAGCATCAAATATTTCTCATCATAGTCATTATCTGTACGATCATAATCAAGCTCGTCATTTCTTTTTAGAAGGAGGAAAACACTTCAGGATGATTTGTGAAATGGCAGGAAGAAATCCAGATTATGTTCAACAAAAAATAAAAAAAGTATTATTAAGAAAAGGAGGATGGAATGTAGATGTTCCTATTACTTCTCATTATCGTCAAGGAGCCAAACGTGGACAGAAACGAGGAAAATATAAAAGGAAAAAAACTTTAACAGGAAATTCTTATTACGCTGCCAAAGCAGCCAAAGGTCCAAAGAATTTTTATTATCAAGACATGGGTAAAAAAGGTGGACGCCCTAGAATTTATAACAGGATAGTACCATGAAAGAATTAATTGTACCTACAAAACAAACTAAAATCTGTGACAATTGTCATGGTAATGGCTATTTAAATGTGATAGATAGTGAAGGTTTAACGCAGGTTAAACAGTGTTGGGTTTGTGAGTCGAACGGGGAGATTAAGAATTATGATCAAGCTGAGGTTGACAATTTTATTTACGATTTTTATTACCGTAAGCGGTTGCAGTGAGTTTGCATTACTTGCGTCAGGGGCATCTATTGCCGGAACGCAAAATGCTTATGTTAAAGCTTATAATGGACTGGATGTCTTAACGATTATGCATTCAGAAAAAAGTATAAAGAAACATATTTATGAAAAAGGAAAACACTACGTCGATAACATCCCCGGAATCATTGGAAGAACCGAAAGATATTAAGTACAGTTATTTTCACTGGGGTCCATTTTTATTTCACTGTCAAGTTAAACAAGAAGAATGTGACATGATTCTTAAAGAAGGAAAGAAATGTCGTCGAAAATCTAATGACTATCGAGCTAAACTAGCTGGACATCTATCAGAAGAATACGCCTTAACGGAGGCTACACCCATTGTTGCATGGCTAAAGAACTATTTTAATGCCTATGCTGTGGGTTATAACCAATGGCGCGGAGAAGGAAGTATGAAACCTAATTTTACTTTAACTTCTCTTTGGATTAATTACATGAAAGCCAATGAATTTAATCCTCCACATGATCATGGAGCAGATCTATCCTTTGTTCTTTATCCCCACGTACCTGAAGAAATTACTAAAGAAAACAAAGAGTTTAAAGGAACGATGCGCGGGCCTGGAGGAATCTCATGGATTTACGGACAGGGAAATCGTCAATGTATTAGTGTGGTCCACCGTATGCCAGCGACAAGAGATCTATTTATTTTTCCCTCTGGCTTACAGCATTGGGTATTTCCTTTTAGATCAGATGTTGAAAGAGTCTCGGTGTCTGGAAATATTCTATTTGATCAAGATTCCAGAATGGATTATCTTGGTCCTGTAAAAAAGGAGAAAAAGAATGGACGATAGCGAAAAAGTTTATAAGGATCTATTTGAACATGCAATGCATTTATTAAATGATCATACAATTCCAGTAGAATTAGTTGCTGGTACCATGATGGCAATTGGCCAACGATTATATAAAACTTCCTTAAGTGAAGAAGAATATGAAAACATGATTGATTTTATTAAAAAATCTAAAGTTGAACCTTATAACGTAGAAAAAATTAGGCTCCATTGATGTTTGTTGAAAAAAATATATCTAGCAGTGTCATAGAAGAAATTAATAGATTAATAACAAGTAATATTTTTGAAGATAGGTCTGAAAAAACATGTACATATCATGGTTTTCAAACACCTAATATAGTTAACTTATTTAATGAGAACCTACTAAAAAGAATTTTACCTATCAAAAATTATTACAAAGAAGTATTTCATATCCATTATATTTCTTACTTATCGGGAGGGTATCAAGAGGAACACAATCATGAAAAAACTGAAAAATATTCTTTTATCCTTTATCTAAATGATTCGGATGGAAAAACTTTTTTTAAAACACCCATCAACAAAAAAATTACCCCTGAGGAAGGAAAATTAATTTTTTTTAATTCAAATATATCTCATGGGGGCGAGAAAAGTTTTAAGGGTAAAAAAATATTAGTAGGAGCTGTGACGAAACATGTATAAACCTTTACCTGATTCACTAACAATTGCTCAGTCTGGAATCAATGGACTCGGCCTCTTTGCTACAGAAGGCATCGCTCAAGGAACCCATCTCGGGACTACTCATTTCGAAATTGGTGACAAGATTATTCGAACTCCGTTAGGAGGATTTATTAACCATTCCAATACTCCTAATGTTGTGAAGGTAGAACTTCGAGCTAACACTGACGATCCGGAAGGGGTCACTAAGAAATGGAGTCTGGTGACGTTAGGAGATATTAAGAAAGGACAGGAACTCACCATCCGTTATACCTTTTATAAAGTATGAATTACGAACTAGAGATTGAAGCATTAAAACAAACGATCAAGTGGTTTCGAAAACAGATCGAGCCCCATGACTGTGGCTGGATGTACACCACTATTGATGGATTGAAACACCGTATAAATTTTTTAAAAAATGAAATGAAACGAGATTTACCGAAAGAAACATGGACCGAAGGATATAAGAAGTGGAAGGACGCCCGTTGTCCTCACAACTGAAGCCGAGTGTTTTTGTCGGCATGCCCTGCTACGACTCGGTGAAACGCGAGACCGTGATGTCTCTGCTTAAACTCTTCGATCAGTTCCGCCAGAGCGGCATCAAGGCTCAATTTCGAACGATCAACTCTTCTCTGGTCACGCACGGCCGCAACATGGTAACGTGTGGCTTCTTGCACAGTAACTACGATTATCTTCTCTTCATCGACGCCGATGTCTCCTTTGAACCGGAAGCGGTACTCAGGATGCTGGTGACGAAGAAGGATGTGATCTGTACGCCGTACCGACTTAAACTTGCCGATATGACCGTGAAATATCCGGTAATCTTGAAGAATGCGAAGAAGACTGATATTGAAGAACTCGGCATGGTTAATATTGTCGAGATTAAAGGGGGACCCGCAGGACTCATGCTGATCCATCGAAAGGTTTTTGAAAAATTAATGAAGAAACATTCTGATTATAAGATTAAGATTCCCGCCCCTAAGCTTAAAGAAATGAATGATGAGGTGATGGGAGTTCCCACGACGGAAGATCCTATCTCAACGTATCTTTATAACTTTTGGGATACTTCTTTTTATTTAGGTAGCGGCGCGTGGAAAGGCGAGGACTTAGCGTTTTGTGACTTGGTCCGTGGCGCGGGTTTCAAGATCCATGCCAACATCGACTCAGAGACCACGCACCACGGAACATACGCGTGGCGCGGCCGCTTCAAGGAGGTTTTACAATGAAAAAAAATAAAAAATATAATTATGTTCAGGGCACAAGCACCACGGACCACGGTTCACGGATCTATGAAATTCAAGGCGCGCGCCTACCCAGCGTAACAACAATTCTTGCAAAAACAAAAGATGATGCTTTTATAAAAAAATGGAGACAAAAGATCGGTTATGATGAAGCTGAACGAATCGCGAATCATTCTTCTTTAAGAGGAAGTACTATGCATAAGTTTATTGAACACTACATTAAGGACGTAGGTTATGATGATCTTACACCTATTGGACAACAAGCTAAACCCATGGCACAAAAGATTATTGAAATCGGATTAGCTCCCGTTATAGATTACTATGGATCAGAAATTACTCTTCATTATCCTGGCCTCTATGCAGGCGCCACTGATTTAATATGTAATTATGATGGCCTAGATACTATTATAGATTTTAAACAGTCAAATCGCCCCAAGCAACGAGAATGGATAGAGGATTATTTTCTTCAAATTGCAGCCTATGCCATGGCCCATGATTATGTCTATGGTTCTAAAATCCGTCAAGGAATTGTGATGATTTGTACACCGGACTGTTATTATCAGGAGTTTAGATTTCAAGACGCCGACTTAAGAAAAGAAAAACACAAATTTTTAAAAAGACTTGATGAGTATTACGAAATACAAAGAGATTATAAAGAAGAACCACAAATAGATACAAAAAACTTATTAGAAGAGTTTGAAAAAGAAGCACAAAAATTAGACAAAGCTAGAAAAGGTGGGATGGCTAAAAAATTATGAGCGATAAACTTATAGCTTTATTTCCGACCACTCTTCTTGTAACGAAATATGAAGCAGATTTTAAAAAAGAGTTCAAATATATTAGAGGATTAGAGTATGATAAACAACAAATAACTGGAGTATTTAGAAGCAAAGACTCTTATTTAATGAAACATCCAGAACTATCTAAACTCAAAGAATTCTTTCTTGAAGGACTTGATAAATATACTACAAGCATCTTGGGAACTGATAAAAAATTATCTATTACTCAGGCATGGGTTCAACGAAACATCAAAAGCAGTTTTACTCACGAACATACCCATCCCAATAGTATTGTAAGTGGAGTATTCTATTTTCGAAATGATAAACATGCAGGAATTTCTTTTAACAAAGCTGTTATTGATCGCATTATGCTACCTAGAGTCAAAAACCATCGATTAAATAGTGACTCATGGCATTTTGAACCAGAGTCCGGGGAATTAATTTTATTTCCCAGCTCAACAAGACATTCAGTCCCTCCAAATGTTAAAGAAGATAGTAGGTATTGTATATCCTTTAACAGTTTTTGTTTTGATGAATTAGGAGTGCCATCCCTTTCAACTCATTTAAATATTAAGGATAACGATGGACCACGTTGATGATTATATTATGGTTCAGAATTTAATTCCTACTTCACTATGTAGATCTTTAATTAGAGAATCTTCGTTGCCAGAAAAAAAATGGTCCCAACATTCATGGTATAATTATGGACGTGATGATTTAAGTTCTATGCCAGATAAAGAATTAGATATAATAAACTCAACGGGGGAGCAGTTTCAATCATTAGGTGAATATTTAGGAAAAGCATTACAAAATTATCAACAAAAATACTCCTCCGATGGAAAAGAAAAAGCAGGTGCAAGGTGGATAAAAAATGTAAGTCAAGTAAGATTTAATAGATATAAGGTTGGAACCAAAATGCGGACTCATTATGATCACATTCAAAGCTTATTTGATGGAAAATTAAAAGGAATTCCTATTATTTCTATTGTTGGTTTACTTAACGACAATTATGAAGGTGGACAATTTATGTGTAGAGGAAATGAAATCAAATTGACGCGTGGAGATATACTGTTATTTCCATCCAACTTTATGTATCCACATGAGGTAAGAGAAATAACCAAAGGAATAAGGTATTCTTTTGTAAGTTGGGCATTTTAATGGAAAGGAGGGAAAGATGAGAGAAGCAGGAACCATAAGAGAAAGAATCTTTCAGGCGTTGATTAAACGCTATACAGCCGATGCTGAAGAAGCGTTGGTTAAGATTGATGCTCTTCTCAGAGGGGATGTTGTACCAGGGCACGTGGCATTGACGGAAGATATTGATAAGCTTTTGGCCAAAGTATCTGAGGCTACGGAGAAGATGGCAACATTAAGGCGATATTATGGCACAAATTAGATGGCAGAAAATCAGCCAATTATCCGCCATTCTATGGGAGAAAAGTTAATTTTATGCGGTCTTTTTGAGCCAAGTGGCAGCGGTGGCAGAAATTTGGCTCGACGTGGCAGACCCAAAATCGACTAGAACCATTGGTATATATACCTTTTTTATATATTTATATATAATCTGCCAGCCTGCCAGACTTTTTTTGCACATAATAAAAAATGAAAAATATATATTTATAGTCTATAGTGGCTTTCGGAGGAGCCCCAGATACCATGAAACGGAAGAAATCGAAATATAAGCACGTAATCATTAACAAAAAGAGGTATTATTTTTATAAAATTCACTGGATTGACATCACCGGGGATGCCGGCCATGCCAGCGCAGCAGAGTTTGATAAGTTTGAATGTTCTAAAATGATTACTTTTGCTTATATCTATAAGAAGACTAAAAAGTTTGTTTGGACGTTTAGTAGTTATGACACCAAGGAGGAGGTTTTTTCAGATAGAAACATTATGCCGATGGGTTGTATAGTAAAGCTGGAGAAGCGGGATGTCTAGTGTTGACTGGCTGACTGAGGAGAAGTATAACCTAATTAAGGAGAAATATATGCCTAAGAAAAAGAAAAAAATAAAGAAAAAGAAGAAAAAAGCTAAAAAGAAAAAGAAAAAATAAATTAATGTGGAATCCTGACCGTGTAATTATTACAATTTTACTCGGATTGAGCGTTGTTTTGGTTTACGCGCTTTGGATGAATGTTTATTAGGAGGTAATTGAGGTGCAGGAGTCACATTCAAAATTGGCGCGTAGTCGTCTAAAATTTGTTTCATTTTGGCTTCTAGCTCTTGTTCTGACATGTCTTCTAATTTCCCATGTTTTATTATTTTTCGTTCTATGTATAAGCCTGCAGCTTTGCCTCGATTGGTTTCGGCGTTTACTGCAGAAGAAAAGCTCCCCTTTTTTAAAGCAGCTTCACGTAGACGAGCAAGTTCAGCGAGATGACCCTCGTAGCTCACTTCAAATTTTCTAAGTCTTTCTTCTTTTAGTTTGCCTATGTATTGAACAACCAATGGGCTTAGTCTTGGATTCATTAGTTCGGATCCTTCTTGTCGTGCCCGTTGTGTGCTATAACCAGCAGCAATAGCCGCTTCACCTTGAGTCATAGGTCCTTCAGGTCCACCAAATACTATAAATTCAGCGAATCTCATTTGCATTTCAGTTAATCTTTTAGGAACTCCCATATTTGACAATTTAAGGTAACATTGATAAAAAGTCAATATGTCTTCAGATGAAATGGAGAAGTATAGAAACAAAGACAGACAGGAGGAAGCAGGAATCTGCATCATGGGAGAAATGAAAAAAGATAGAGATTATGAACAGATGTATCATAAGGAACGCAAGCTTCGTCAAGAAGCTGAGGGAGAACTTACAATTGTGAAAGGAATTTCAGTACACATGTCTCCTGAGATGAGAGAGGCTGAGAAAAAAATAAAAGAACTCGAAACACGTCTAGCTGAATTATTATCTCTCGAAGATAAACATCAAGAACTTAATGGTAAGCTACAAATGCGTATGACAGAATTAGAACAAGATAATTTAGAATTACATGCTGATAATAAAAAATTAGCTAAACAAGTGGAGGATTCAGTAGATAAATTGCGTAGGCAGGGAATTATTTGAAATGTATATAAAAGATTTAATGAATTATTTGGAACATTTTATTGATGGTAAAAAAGGAAATGCAATTAACAACGCAAAGATTTATATGAAGGTTGGACCTTATTTAGAAGAGGTAAAACGGATAGATGTAGAGGAGTCAAGCCTACTTGGAGATGGTACTGTACGTGTAGTATTTAAGCCAACTAAAAAAGAAATAATACGTGCTTTGAACATACCGGAGTAACCTTGAAAATATCATGGGACCAGAAAGAAAATTATATCAAGATCTTAAAAAAAATACATGCTCCATCATCTGGAATCGTATTGAAAACCTTAGCTTACTTGGTGTTCCTGATGTATTGGGCTACAATACTTCTAGCCACTTTTTTACTGTTGAATTAAAAGTCGCAAAGGGGAACAAGGTGAGATTTTCTCCACACCAAATTGCCTTCCATAAGTCACATCCAAAGAATACATTTATCTTAGTCAGGACCCTCGGTCCGAGGTCCCTGAAACTTGTTCCAGGGTCCATGATCCATGACCTGATGGCCAAGGGGCTTGGAGCTTGGCCCTCAATCAATTGGATTGAAATTCAAAAATTATTTGAGCTTGCGGCTTGAAGCTTGTCGCTTGGAGCTTGCACCTTTTACGAACTGGTTTGAGTTCGCGGCGTGGAGATTTTCCGGCTTGCAGCTTGGAGCTTGCACCTTGTCCCGGTAACCATGTTCCGTGGCCCATGCTTCATGGATCTCGTATATGAGTTTAGTGTTTCGGGTATGTGACATTGCTCACGCTCCTGTCCCAGCATGCGCGGCAGCTCTTGCATTCATTGCCTTGGTCTTTGGCCGGGCACGTCTTCATCTCAGTCGACACAGTACTGGTCCACGGCCACCAGCCCACGGGCTGTTGATCCACCATATGACTGCTGAATCTTATTATTAAATTTTTAGGAATGACTTCAGGATCCATGAGTCGCAGGAAACGCGCTTCGCGCGTTGGCATCCAGTGTCTGGTCTCCGGTGTATTTTTGCAAACTTCAAAGATAGCTTTGAGATGCTCAGGGCTCTGAAGGTCCCCGCTGTCGTGCCATCTAAACACTGGTTCACCTTTAATTAAAACCGTCATGGCTGCAATCCAGTCCGGGTGCCCAAGGGCCTCCAGCCTTCTCGCCATTGCTGCCTTAACATTGTTAAATCGATACCGTCCCTTCAGGGCATAGCATCCATGGCACACGGAGCCTGGTACTTGAGCCAGCTTGGCGCCTGTAATACACTGCGTCGCCGGCAGGTTGTACGATGGTCCGGGCATCTTGCTTGGTGCTGATAGTCCTCCGGTTATTTTTTTAGCTTCTTTCTTTAGCATTATAAATTATAGCGTCTTGTAGAGTTTTAAATACTTTTGTGTTCTTTTGATGGCGCCTTCGGCTTGGTGCTTGCAGCTTGGTCCTTGATCCAGGGATCCTGAGGCTTGGCGCTTGCAGCTTCTGGCCATTAATAAAAATTTTGGGACCAAAGCGCTCCCAGCTGTTACTCATGATCTTGAGCTCAGCTGCGATGGTCTGCAGCTGGCCCGGGCTAGCGTGGCTTACATCTATTGTGAATTTTTTCATATCATTTGAACTTCTGGATGGTTGATCACATCCAACCAGACGCCATCTCTAAACACCTTCCGGATCTGCGGGGCATAAACTGAGCCAGCTTCATTGAAGTAACCAATCTCTTCACCGTTGGTCCAGATTAAAATAGTTTTTTTCAGGCCTTTACCTTGGCGTGGAGACTCAAGCATTTTGCCAGTCGGCATCTCATTGTTTACCGGGCCTAGCAATTGATTGGTCTTGATCTGGTCATTCTTTTTTAGATCTTTATATTCAATCATTTTGCCGCCTTCTTCATCTCAGCCATATCTTTCTTTACTAGTCGCAGGATCTCTTCAAGAGCGTCCGCGATTCTTTTTAGTTGTTTTGTTTCCATGTTATACCTCTTTCTAAATGTATCCTATCATCTCTGGGACAGGCTGTCAAGCTTGGAGCTTGAGGCTTGCAGCTTTTTTACTTTAGAATCATTCTAAAGTGGCCAAGCGCTGTCAGTTTTCCAGCGCTTTGGTTTCAAGCACTTGACCCCAGATCCATTGAGACCGAACTAACAACAAGTGGCAAACTACCCAGACTTGTTTGCATCATCCGGACGTCGTTTAACGCTAGTCAACGCCCAATGGATCAGGGCTCAAGTTTATTCAGTTAAATATATCCACACAAAACCAAGTGCGAGTAGAATTATATAAAACCAAATACTCTCTAAAATCATTGATCCTTTATAATCCTATTGACTTTTGATGTCAAGAGGTATATAAATTTATTTTTAACAATTAACAGAAAGAGAATAAATGGCTAGACTAAGACTAAATCAAGAGTATCGCAACAAGATCGCAAATCGAATGAGGGTACATCTTGAACAAGAAAACACGCAAGAGAAAGAGAAGTTTTTTCAGTTGCGTGAAAACATGAAACCTTTGCAAGATCAAACGTGGAACTTGGCAAAAGAAATTGTAAGCCGACATTATACCCCTGAGGATATTAAGATGGCTTATCATCTTCAAAATAAGTTTGAAAATGTTGATACGATTGCAAAAGATAGTTGCTTCCATTTTGGTTATCATGGACAAGTTGAAAGTTCAGACGAAAATGATAAACCAATCATGAAAGATAAATACATTGAAAGTCATTTCGATTTTAAACTCAATGGCAACATAACAGGTCAAGAAGATAGTAGGCAAAATGATTTTGCTTATGCCATGTATCGTGATGAGTTAAAAGGTCGAGAGGGTTGTAATCCAGATATTAATATCGAGCAGAAAGATAATCAATCCAATCCACATTGGACAAAGATTGATGATGCAAACGCAAAGTATCTTGGACTTGGCAATCGAAATAGTGGCGACAATCATACTTCGTTTTCTGGAAATTGGAACAAGGATTATGTTCTCGATTTAATTGGAAGAGAATATTGTCGTGATCGTTCAATCGCTTGTACTGAAAAAGAGTATGCAATCTTGATGATTTGGCAACAAGCAAAAGGTCAATTAATCATGGCACATGAAAAATGGATTACAAGTGTTTTAAATCAAGTTGGTAAAATTAAGATTTGGTTAAAATCTTGGAAGTATCTTGATGAAGCATTAGACTTTTGTGCAAAAGCAAAATGCCCAATAGATGAAGCTGAGATTATTAGATGCAATTCAACAGGACTTGCAATCTTTAATCCACAAAACTGTGCTGACTATCTTGAAAGCATGAAGAATAAAGATGTATCAAGAGAGGATAAAATCAAAGCCAGATTAAAATACGAACAAGAACAAGGCATAAAATTTCAATGGTCAGATGTAAAATAGGGGATTGACTGTAAGGGGATAATCCTATATTATCCCCTTTATGTTAGATACAATCGAAAGAAATAAAAAGTTCAAAATCAAGTACACTAAAAATGATGGCGAAGAAGTTAGACGTTTCGGCATTGTTAATGACGATTGTCGTGGACTTGGGAATAGACAAAAAGACAATCGCCCTTTTTTACATTATTATGATCTTGATAAAAAAGGATATAGGTACGCGACTAATTGGGAGATACTATGAGCCAATTAAATACAAAAGAAAAATGCACCTTAAGAGATTTAATTAAGATAGAAATTAAATCCTTAACTAAAAGTGGTGAAGATGGCTATGGAAAGTACAGATATTTTGAAGATGAGTATGTTGCTTTCCTTTTAAAGTTGGGTAGAAAATTAAAACTAGATATTCAACAAAAGATAAAAGCCAAAAAGGTGTATAGATGAGCCAACTTAAATATTGCCAAGGTCCTAAGTGTCATACCTATGACACTAAGGACAGGAAACGTGGACCTAAAGATAATAAGAGAAATGAAACAAGAAGAAGATCAAGCTTTTATTATCTTGGTGGCAATGTATGTTCAATGAAGTGCCAAGATGATTGGTTTAATACTTATGGTCAACGCGCATTAAATCACTTTGGCAGAATAACAGAAGCTAAAGTATTGACTAAAGATAATGCATGGCGCAAGTCATATC